AGGAACTTTATTGACGAGACGGGACGCTACCGCAAATACAATAGGGAGCAGATAACAGGTCTAGAATAAGATAAGAGGTGAGATTATGCCAGTTCAAAGAGGAGAGACTACTCGAAATGGAGAACGAATCTGTTACTATCAATGGGGATCGGGTAAAAAGTATTATTACGAGTGCGGTAACGAAACCGCCAGAAAACAGGCCAAGGCCAGAGCAAGTAAACAAGAGGCCGCAGCCTACTCTAGCGGCTACAGCGAATAATTTATCCCAAGGAGGGATACTATGTACAAACAGGCCACAGTTCTACTCATAAGCATTTTGTTGGTATCATCTATCGGGGCGCTTGCTCTAGCCTCAGAAGACGGGATAGGCTTTACGCAGACCCTAGAGGCTACTTACGCGACCCTTAACGTAGGCCCTTTCACAGGAGACCTCTCAATAGCTCCAATGAGTCCCGACCTTCACACTAGGCTAGGACTCTCAATCCCGGCCTGCTGTGGTGGTATTTACACAGGAGGACTAGCGAGCTTTAAGTTCAATACAGAAGCCTCCGAAATGAACTTTGATAGCTTACACCTATTCGCAGGTTACGAATTTAACCTAGAACCTGTAGTGCTCAAGTTCTCACTAGGCCCTAAGATTACAACAGACACGGTATTTTACGATACCTCAACCTATAGCTGGAACTTAACCTTTAGAGTTCTATTCAATCCCTTCAATATATTAGGAGCTTACGAGTGCGGGGAGGGAGACCCCTGTCAAGTAGAATAGTATTTGAAAGGTAAACATAATCATGTATAATCAAACTAGCTTACCAACTCGGTTCTCTTGTTCGCACCGTAAAGCGAACTGGGGTCGGAGATCGTTACTCCGTCAACCCACGAATCCCAATTTACCATATATAGGAGGTCTCAGAGATGCCTAAACTCTCTGAACTTATTAGTGCAGAAGTCCTAGAGCAGGTTCGAGACGAGATTCCAGAAGGCTCATTCGACAAGGATATTAGCGAAATTGACTTCTTACCCGACAACGGTTCCTACGTGCCTCGTAAAAGACTTAACGATAAGACTCAAGAGATCGAGGCCCTCGAGAGTCAGCTTGACGAGAGGGAAGATCAGATAAAGCAACTCAAGGAAGACACGCAAGCTACAGAGGAGCTTAAGGCCAAGATAGAAGATCTAGAGAAGCAGAATAAGAAGGACAGGGATAAGCTAGAGAAGGAGAAGGAGCAGATACGAAAGGAGTCAGCTATAGAGATAGCCTTAACAGATCACAACGCCCGGAACCTAGACGCAGCTAAAGCCCTGCTCGATATGGACAAGATCAAAGTTGACGGAGACGAAGTCCTTGGCCTAGAAGACCAGTTAGAGGAGATCAAAGAGGAGAACGACTTCCTATTTGAAGTAGAGGAAGACGACGATCCTACACCAGATACCTCTGGAGGGGAATTCGAGGGAGGAAGCGTAACCCCAGAGAATAACCCCTTCAAAGACGATAACCTCGACCTCCAAAAACAGGGAGAACTGGTCAAGAATCACCCCAATAGGGCTAGGGATTTAATCAAAGAAGCTAATAAAGACCCGTCTAAATTCGGTCTTTAGCTAGACTTACAGGAGTGATCTAGAATGGCTGCAACGCTTTTATCAGACGTAATCGTACCGGAAGTATTTACAAACTATATTCAGGAAAGAACCGCAGAGAAATCCGCTTTCTTTAATTCGGGGATAGTAAGTCAAGACCCCGAGATTGATCAACAGTTAAGCGGTGGCGGTAAGATCATAAAAATGCCTTTCTTCAAGGACTTAGATGACAACGACCAAGTAAGGCAGTCCGATACCTCTATCACAGTCAATAGCATATCTACAGGTCAAGACGAAGCCAGACTCCACGCCCGAGCAGGAGCCTGGGGAGCAGAAGACCTTTCCGCAGAACTTTCCGGCGATGACCCCATGCAGGCCATAGGGAACCGAGTCGCAGACTGGTGGGATAGGAAGCTTCAAGCTATCTTAATCTCCACCCTCAAGGGAGTTTTCGCAGATAACTCCTCAAACGATAGTGGAGACCTTATTCTCGATCAGACAATAAGTGGGGCCGAGGCCTTAACCGATTCCGCTCTAATTTCAGGCCCTAACATCCTAGACGCTAAGCAACTTCTAGGAGACTCAAAAGAGAAGCTCACCGCAATCGCTATGCACTCTCAGTTACACACCAGACTGCAAAAGAACGACCTCATAGACCGGATTCCCGACTCAGATCAAGACGTAGGATGGGGAATGTATATGGGGCATACGGTTATCGTAGACGACAATTGTCCTAGGTCTGCTTCAGGAGCCGATAACGCCTCTTACGAGTACACTTCCTACTTATTCGGTCAAGGAGCAATAGGATACGGAGAAGTTAATCCTAAGACCCCTACAGAGACAGACAGGAAAGCAGAAGACGATGAAGACAGGCTCTTTAACCGGAGAAACTTCCTCCTCCATCCTAGAGGTATAGCCTGGCAGGAGGACTCTATCGCAAACGACTTTCCCACTAACACGGAACTAGAGCAGGCCGGGGAATGGGATAGAGTTTACGAAAAGAAAAACATCCGGTTAGTCAAGCTTGTAACTAACGGCTAATGAGAAGGAACTAATAGACGGGGTGAAGCCAGTAGTAGCCCCGTCTTAATCTAGGAGTGATTATATATGAGTGTCCTACAAGCCTTTAAGACCAAGTACGAAGACTTAAAACAGAGACATAGGCACGACCTAGGAGGCCTCTTTGATTACTTAGAAGACAGAGAGACCTATCTAGGAAAGTTAGAGTCGGGATTAGCAGGCGACCTCTCCTTCTCAACCCCAGATGACTATACCTTAGATGGTAACGAGGGAGACTACGACGCTACCTCAAGCGGAACCACAGACGTAGAAGTAGATATACAGGTAGTAGACTCCGCAGGAGATGTTATGGACTGGTTCAACGGGAGCCTAACAGTAACTTCCTCAGTAGAGACAGGTAGCGGGGCTATAAGTGACGATGGTCCTGTAAGCATTACAGAAGGAGAAGGCACAGTAACCTTAACTCTAGACGGCTCCGGTACTAGCTGGGCCGCAGGAGACGAGGCCAAATTATCCGTAGACGAGCAGACCATACTAGGATACACCGTTACAGCCGACGCTGTAGTCATAACCATACCTACCGCAGCTTAGGGAGGAGTTAAGCTATGAAGGATAAAACCACGTTCACAGAGGAAATAACCTCCGATAAAACAAATTACGATCTAGTAAGCATAGCAGACGGAAATACTATCGTGATAGAGAGCGTACACCTCTCTACTGCCGGGGATACAGGAGAGGTAGACCTAGAGATAGCCGGAACAAAACTAATACCCCTCTATAGCTCTCAGAGGAAGGAGCTGACTCTAAACGACCTCTCAATATACGGAGGAGACGGGAATAACCTACAGCTAACCGGGGATGGGAGTACCGCAGCTATTTTTGTCTGCGTAACCTACAGCATAGAGGACGCTTAATATGGCCTACGCTACAAAATCAGAGCTCGCAGATTATCTAGGAGTAGACACCGGAGACCTCCCCAGCGATGACGAAGTAGAGAGACTCCTAGACAGAGCCTCAGAGCTTATAGACCACTTTACCCTAAACAGGATAGACATCGAGGACTCAGACCACGAGGAGGCCGCTAGGAAGGCGGTCTGCGCTCAGTACGAATACTGGGCCGAACTAGGAGACGAGTTAGGGATTATGTCCAAGATCAACTCTATCTCGATAGGAAGCTTCTCAGTTAGCGGAGGCTCAGAAGGAGCCAAGTTCTACCAGTTAGCAGACAGGGCTAAACAGTCTCTAGATAAAGTAGGACTACGATTCTCAGGGGTTGAAATGAAGTGAAACTCCCCAGATTCCTGCAACCGGATACAGTATCGGTCAAGGAATACCAAGGAGATAGTGCCTACGGGCCTAGCTATAAAGACCCCTACGAATTAGAAGGTCTTCTAGAGAAAACCCGTAAATTCGTCAGGAACGACGAAGGAGATCAAGTCGTATCCGAGTCGCAGTTCTATACCTCAGAAGATAGAGAGCCTCCTCCACAGAGCAAGCTAATAGAGGAGGACGGAACCGAACATATAATTATCAAGGCTTCCCCACAAAAGAACGCTCTTACGGGGAAGATAAACCATACAGAAATCGTATTGGAGTGATACTATGTCCTTAGACTGGTTCGGAGATATAGCTAAACAGAGGACTCATAACGCAGCTAAGAAGGCTCTCTACAAAGCTTCCGCGGCTATGTTGACTAGGGCTAATAAGACCTGCCCTCACGACGAAGGAACCCTAGAGCGGTCAGGTAAAAACACAGTGGACAAGATCAAGCTAGAGGCCTTCGTTTCTTACGATACTCCTTACGCAGTACCAGTACACGAAATAAACGCTAACTACAGAGGTAAAGGGAGATATAAATGGCTCGAACGTACCGCCCAAGAGATGTCTCCCGAGTTAGAAAACCTCATAGCCAGCGCCATGAGAAAAGAACTATGGTAGAAGGGGAGGAGTTATGAGCCTAAACACAGAGATAATGATCTATCTCCATAATAATCTTGACAATATAACTCTAGACCTCACGGGAACTAGCGGGAATATCTTCGACAACACACTCCCCTCCTCCCCCGATATAGCAGTCAAGGTCGAGTCCTCAGGTGGATTCCCGCAGGACTTAAGGAACGTAAACCTTCACAACCCCTCTAAACAGCTACTCGTAAGAGGAACACAGGATTCTAGAACCGGGGCTAAATTAGCCAAAGGAATCATAGATACTATAGGCACGCTAGGAGACACCAGATTCGCCTATACTGAGACCGCCTGGGATAGCTCTACCACATACTCCCCGATTGACTTAGTAGCTCATAATAGCTCGGTATGGGTGGCCACAGAGGCGAATACAGACGAGACTCCCTCCGAAGATTCAGATTATTGGGTTAAGCTTGTAAGTTACAAAGTAATAAAGTGTCAGGCAAAGCAACCAGAGCCAGTAAACGTAGGAGAAGACGACCAGGGGAGATACAAGTACTCTACAAATTTCGATTTAACAGTCAGGAGTGAGTAATTATGGCAGTAAAAGAGCAGTTAGCACGTTGGTTTGACTTCGGGATACAGGTAGATAATAACTACGATTTCTACCAAGGAAGCTGGGCTAGCGCAGAGACTTATTCAGTAGGGGATATAGTTATAAACAGTAGCACATACTACTACGCCCTCCAAGGCCACACAGCTTCCTCCTCAGACGAGCCGGGAACGGGAGAAGACTGGGAAGACTACTGGGTAAGTTTAGGAGACACGGGCTTCGCAGATATAGGAGGCCTTACTTCCTTTAGCCCCAGTACCGAAAAGAACGATACAGAGACAACTACTTTTGACGATAACGGGTGGCTCGGCCACTTAGTCTCCTCAAGAGGCCTCGGTTTCGACCTAGAAGGCTATCACGAGGAGGACTCCTCCACGGGAGCCAGAGACGCCGGCCAAGCTATCTTAGAGAATTTAGCCGAAAAGTCCGGTCCTTCCGCTAGGGAAGACTTTAGATTAACCACTCCAAGCGGAACGATAATTCAGTTTGCAGTCTCCGTAGACGCCCCCTTCAAGGGAATGTCCACAGGAGGCGGTAATGACGACGCCGCAGGTTGGAGCGCTACTCTGACTATGGACGGCGAACCTACCACAGTATAGAGGTGAACTACTATGAGTGTTACAGAGCAATTAGCCAGACAGTTTACGTTCCATATTAAGGACTCGGGCGGAACCTACGTAGAGATAGGAGGAGTAACCAACTTTAGCCCCTCCCCTGAGAAAAACGACACCGACCTAACCGATTTCGACTCCCAAGGATGGATAGAGCATATCGTAGCTTCTAGAGGACTCTCTTTTGACATAGAAGGGAACCACAAAGAAGACTCCGACACCGGAGATAGAGACACAGGACAGGACAGGCTCGAAGACCTAGCTACAAATATGGGATGGGACGCCATGGAAGACTTCAAGCTAGTCGGACCTTCCGGCTACGGAGCCGAATTTGAAGTCAGCGTAGACGCTCCCTTCCTAGGTATGAGTACCGGGGGAGGGAACGATGACGCGGCTGGTTGGAGTGCCTCGCTCACAATGTCAGGAATACCTTCCGAAATTACTCCATAGGAGGGGTTAAATGAGCAAAAGAACTATTGATTTTGATAAGTATAGAGAGGAGAAGGAAGACTCTATAGAGCTAGTCGCCTTCGGGGAGAAGTTAGAAGCCCCTTCCTCTCCTGCCTTAGCAGTAGTAGAGGACATAGTAGAACTAGACGAGAAAGACGAAGACGAGGTACCTCCCGAGAAACTAATAGATATGCTAAAGGTACTCCTAGGAGAAGACTCCTATAAGAGCCTCAGAGACAATGGAGCAGAGCTAGGAGACCTAGAGTGGATATTTAACCAAATCTTTAGCATATACGAAGAGGAAGGGATACTAGGAAGTCCGGGAGGAGAGGAAGGAGATGGTTCGGGAAATCCTTCCAAATCTTCGAGTACTGGGGGCTAATCGAGCCAGACTTCCAAAGGGAGTATAAAATAGACCTTTCAAGCGACTGGCCTAGAAATAACTCATGGAGAAGGTTCAAGACCCTTCTTTCAGGCCTCTCTACTAGCTCTCTTTTAGTTCAAACTTTAGCCAGTCAAGAGGAAGGAGAAGGTAAAGACTTCGACAGTCCAGAGCAAGCCGAGCAAGCAATAGGAAACCTCTTAGGAGTTGATCTATAGTGGCTACTCAAGTAGGAGAGTTATACCAGAAGCTTACAATCAAAGATGACGAATTTAATCAGACACTAGGCAAGGCAAAGAGCAACACAGGCGGACTCTCCAAGATGTTAAAGGTAGGCCTAGCAGGAGCCGCAGTTACAGCAGGAGCCGCCCTCGCAGGTATGGCTATGCAGGGCTTCAAAAACATAAGAGAGCTACGAGACGCCACAAGACGCTATAAGTCAGAAGTCGGAGCTACAGAGGAGGAAGCCGAACACTTCTCCAACACTATACAGAAGCTCCATAAGAATAACACCGACTCCTATACAGAACTGGCCGATACCGTAACCGCATTAAGGCAGAAGTTCGGGGAAGCCTCCAAGGGTATGGAGCAGGACGTACTTGACTATGCCAAGGTAACTAAACAGGAAGGAGTCGGGGCGGTCAAGAGCCTAAACTCCGTTATGAAAGCTTGGGATAAAGACGCATCCGAGCTCTCCTCCACTATGGACAAACTCTACGCAGTCCAGCAGAAGACAGGTATGGAAGCCGGGGCTATGCAGAAAGGGCTAGCAGAAGCCGCCCCCTCTATGAAGGCCCTAAATATGAGTATGGACGAAGGAATCGCAATGATGGGCCAGTTCGCAGCCAGAGGAGTAGACGCCAACTCAGCTTCAAGAGTCTTCCGTAACCTCATGGCTCGTTCAGCGGATCCTACAAAAATGCAAGCCGAAGCAATGGAGACGTTAGGTGTAAAGGTAGCGGAAACGTCAGACGGATTTAACGTAGCCTCAGACGCCGTAGACGTTATCCTAAAGAAGCTCTCAGAGGGTAAACTAACCGCAGAGGAGAAAGCCGCAGCCCTAGACATACTAGGAAGGAGAGCGGGAGAAGACTTAGTTAGGGCCTACCAGAAGGGAGAGAAAGGCGTAAAAGATATGATGAAAGTCATAGAGAACTCCAAAAAATCCGTCAAAGAGGCAAGCGAGGAATACGACCTACAGCTCGGAGAGCGCTGGACTCTCATAAAACGCAGATACCTTCACCCGTTTATGGAGACCATAGGAACAGGCCTGATGAACGTCCTCGAAAGCGCCTTAATCTTTATAGAGAAGTGGGCCCCGAGAGTCGAGCAGGGCTTCCAAGTCTTCTCAGAGACCATAACAGACATAGACAAGCTCAAGGAAGCCCTAACAGGAGTAAAAGACTACTTAAATAATCTAATTCCAGAAGGCCCGGTAGGAGACGCTCTAAGAGGGATAGCAATAGGATTAGCGGCAATAGGCGGGGCTTTAGCTATCAAAGTAGCAGGAGTAGCTGTCTGGACGGCCCTATCCTCTCTAGGCTCCGCTATAGCAGGATTAGCAGGAGCTACCCTCACAGGGCTGATCAGTACAATAGCCTCCCCAATCGGAATAATCACAGCAGTATTAGCAGGAGGTTACGCTATCTGGCAGAGCTTCTTTTCAGACCTAAACCCTATTATATCTGACTTCGCCTCAACTCTAGCGGGGGAAGGGATAGGGGCTATCAAGGACACGATAAAGGCTCTTATGAGTGGCGACTTCGAGGAGATACCCGGAATCTGGGAAGACGCTTTCACAAAGATAAAAGATAAAGCCCTAGAACTCTGGCCCTCTATAAAGGCAGGTCTCGAGGAAGGGTGGGAAGACCTCAAGACTTACGTCAAAGAGAAGTCCTCAGAGCTTTGGGAGAGCTTCGAGGTCAAGTTCCCAGATATAGCAGAAGCAATAGACCTAGAAGGCCTGAAGGAGTCCTTCTCAGGATTACTAGGAGAACTAGGCCCCATAGTCAATAAAATCCGGGGAGTAATACAGGACTTTATAAACATATTCACCGGAGCCGAAAAGAAGCCTAAGGAGGGGGCCAGCGACCTAAAGAAAGGGCTTATAAAGATACTAGCCGGAATAAGCGAAACGATACAGGCCAAACTAGATACGATAAAGGGTGCTTTCAAGATAGGGGAAGCGGTCTTCTCGGGAGACTGGGATACCGCTCTAGAGGAGATCAAAAACGTCTTCAATAGCTGGAAGGACGCCTTCAAGCCTCTAGTCTCAGGTTTTATGTCAACAGTCAAGGGGATACTTAAAATAACCGGGCTTAAAGATATATGGGATAAAGCACTAGAGAAGATTAAGACCGCCTTTAACGATAAGAAGGAGCAGATAACCAGTAAGGCTACAGAGATCATAGACGGGATAAAGACCTCCTTTAGCAATAAAAAGCAGGCCGTAATTGACAAGGCCACAGCGATCGCAGAGGGGATACTCGGCCCCTTCTCAGATATTAAGCAGAAGGTAGTCGGTAAGATTACAAGTCTAGTAAGCGGAATTACAGAGACCTTTACCAATAAAAAACAATCTATAACAGATAAAGTAACCGGGATAGCTAACGAGATTAAGAATAACATAATCCCCGACCTAAAGGAGAAAGGTAAGAAGCTAATTCAGACCTTGACCGCAGGAATAGACTTGAAGAAGGACTCCCCGATACAAATTGCAGAGAAATTAAGTCAGAATTTAGATAATGTATTCAGCGAGATCGACCTTACGGAGACGGGAAAGAATATACTCAAAGGGCTAAAGTCCGGTTTCGAAACCGTTAAGGAAACCGTTCTCAAACCCTTA